TCAACGATAGGATTACCATCATCATCTTCATTAACCACGATATATGCAACGCCTTTCTTAACATTAGCATAACGATACCCATAATCAAACGATGATCTCTCTGTTACCCATACTAAATGAGGATATGCATCAAGATACGGGATTTTTGATTCATCTAAGTTTTTAGAAAATTCAAATAAGTTGTCAGTTGTCTTTTCTCTGAAACAACCTAGAATTGAACTGTCTCCCTTGTCAAAATAAACAGATGAATGTGCAAATGCCATAATTATACTCCCTTTGTGTTGTATGTCTTACCATCATTGCTCAGAGGAGACATTTAGCGTACTGTAGCGGCTGTTTATGCAGTACTACAGTGACAAATATAAACCAGTTTCTTTTTCAATTAAATCTTGCATCATATCACAGTATATTCCATCATGTGATGCGACTTCTGCGATCTTAACACCCCAAATCTTACTAAATGTAATGTCGTATGTATCCATAGAGTTTAAAGCAACCTTAACATGGTTAACTCTCTTACTTCCTCTAATGCGAAAAGAAAGATCATTACCACTAGTGGCTAAATTCTTAGCACCCATCATATATAATGCTTTGTTACCGATTTGGTTTCTAATAATAGAAGCAACTTGTGACATAATGTTTCTCTCTTTGATTGATTAATTAACCTACTTAACTATTATAGCAAGATGCCTTACATTTGTCAAGTGTTTTTGAAATCTTTTTGCATAAATACTCTATATATAAGGAGTAATCTATGCCTCGTTTAAGTCTCTATCGTGCGACAAAAACCAATGACTTTAACTTTCATGACAGAACCATCCGAGAACAGTTTGATATCGGTGGCACTGCCATACATGTTCATAAATATCTTGGACCCAAAGAAACTATCAACAGTGATGACCCAACTGAACCAAACTATGGTTCTGGTCTTGAAATTGATCCCACACTTGGCGTTGAGATTAATCCCGAAGGATTTATTAATGAAACTAAGATACAAGACTTGTTGTTTATGGAAAATCGTGATCGTAAATATGATCCAGACGTTTTTGAATTACGTGGTGTATACAACGTAACAGACAATGATTTTGACTTAACACAATTTGGTCTATTCTTGACTAATGACACAATGTTTATCACATTTCATACAAATGATATGGTATCAAAAGTTGGTAGAAAATTAATGCCGGGTGATGTACTAGAATTACCTCATTTACGAGATGATCTTTTATTAAATCATGACAGAAGTGCTATTAACAAATTTTATGTAGTACAAGATGCGAACCGTGGCAGCGAAGGATATAGTCAAACATGGTATAGTCATATTTGGCGTGTAAAAGTAACACCATTGACCGATACACAAGAATATGCAGATATATTAGGAACAGCCGATGATCCAGATAGTTTGAAACAAGATTTAAGTTCATATAAAACAGAGATCAATATTTCTAATGCTATCATACAAAGTGCTGAACTTGACGATCCATTAGGAATTCCATTAGTTAGTCATTTGTTTGGTGCTACACCTGTTGATAATGAATATGATCATGGTGAAGTATTAGAAAAAGGTGATCAATTTCCACAAATGCCAAACGATGGTGAATATTTTATAAGAGAAGATTTCACTCCAAATCGTTTATTCGTTTATCGTGGTAGTAGATGGCAGCGATTGTACGACAATGTAACTGATTCTACTTGGTCAGATAAGACATTCAATGCAAGTGGATTTATAGACAACAAAGCAACAACTGTTGTGGACAATAAAGAAGTTCCTGAAAGACAGGCGCTATCAGATGTAATCAAACCAAAGAGTGATTTTTAATTATGGCACAATATTTTTATGATAGACAAATTCGTCGATATATACAACAGTTCATCAGATTATTTGGTGGATTTGATGTACAAATGGGAATCAACGATCAAAAGATGCCCATATACCAAACTGTACCAGTTAGATACGGTGACACAAATCGCATGGCTGCACATATTACTCGCGAAAATAGTGAGAATGTAATAAACACTGTTCCATTCATATCTTGTTATGTAACTGCACTTGACATGGCTCCTGAGCGTAGAATGAGCCAACAACATATAGATAAAGTACAAGTATATGAAAAACAAATAGATGAGACAACAGGTGAATACACAGGTAACGTAGGTAATAGGTATACAGTAGAGCGACATATGCCAGTTCCTTATAACCTAACTATGAATTGTGATATATGGTCATCAAACACAGATCAGAAATTACAATTGCTTGAACAAATAATGGTATTGTTTAATCCTACGTTGAATATTCATACCACCGACAATCCAATGGATTGGTCGAGTCTTGCATATGTTGAAATGAAGAATTCTCAATGGTCAAGTCGTAGTGTAGGTGCAAGTGTTGATGATATTATTGATGTTAGCACACTGACATTTGAAATGCCGATATTTATTAATCCCCCTGCAAAATTAAAGCAGCAAAAATTGATTTATACCGTAATCAATCAATTATATAATTTAGATGATGTTAATTTAGATGCATTTGATGCAAAGGAGTCATTTGATAAATCATCGCTGCAATATGTAACAGTTACATTAGATGATATGAAAATTAAATTTGATAATAACAAAGCATATTTACTAAATGAGTCTGGTACTAATTTAGATGCCGAAAGTGTACTTCTTGATTGGTCTAAATTCCTTACGCCATTCGGTGAATTACGAGAAGGCATTAGTCAGATTCGTATACGAAAATCAAGTGCACCGAATGATATGGATAATGATATTATTGGTAGACTTAGTTTTGATAGTCTTAATGTAAATGCACTTAATGTAGATGTTGACACTAGTACATTACCAACAAACACATTGACTGCTATCAATGGAGTATTAGATCCGTTACAGAATTATCCGGGTGATGGAATGGTAGATGCTGCGGTTATCGGTGCTAGATATATTATTACTAATGATATTCCAAACGGACCAGAATGGTCTGGATTAAATGCATATACTAATGACATTATTGAATACAACGGATCAATATGGACAGTATCATTTGATAGTAGTGCAGTAACTACTCAACAATATGTAGATAACATTTTGTCAGATGATCAATTGGAATGGACTGGCACTGAATGGATTAATAGTCATGAAGGAATATATAACGCTGGATTCTGGCGACTTTATATATGATCAAACATAATGGTCATGTATAAAGTATGAGTAAGTTACATGCAAGTGGGTGCATATTTTTAAGTATAGACACTGGAAGAGTATTACTGCAACAACGAAGTGAGAAATCTAGTCATCCGCGTACTTGGGGATTCTTTGGAGGTAAAGGCGAAAACGGAGAACGACCATTAGAAACTTTACTGCGTGAACTTGAAGAAGAAGTTGGATTATTACCTGATGTTGAGAAGATATACCCACTAAATAAGTTCATATCACCTGATAATAGATTTGAGTATAATACATTTGCAGTTGCTGTGTTTGAAGAATTTATTCCGCAACTTAATAACGAAAGTGATGGATTTTGTTGGGTCAAGATAAGTAACTGGCCTCGTCCTCTACATCCAGGAACTAAGGCACAATTATATAATAAAGAGATAATTAAGAAAATTAGAACCATACACGAAACTAGTTCAATGAATGGTTCTAATTGGTTAGATACGCTTTAATTTGTGAATATTATATATAATTGTTATGCAGGCTTCGTTGGCATAGTTACATTTATTAAACTTCCATCATCACCAATTTGTGGGTCTGCACCCTCAGTAATGTCACGTAAAGCCTGTCTGTAATCTACCCATTCTTGACTCATAGTAGGTACATCCTGTCCTGCTCTCCAATCTGTTTGAGCAATAAGTCTATCTCTGTACTGTCTTAACTGTTCCATTGCGTCTGCTACCTGTGGTACAAAAGTAGGTTCAGATCCATCCGCAGGGAATACAATTTCCCCACATTTATTTCTTTGTTCTGATATCAAAGCAGTATGTGCTTCTATCGATATTTCTACCGCATCAGATGGTATCACTCTGTTTACCTCAGTGTCGTAAAATCCTGAATTAGATGTTGAATATAAAATCATTATGCTAGTCCCCATGAATAGACCATAACATATGCTGTGCCAACACTGCCACTAACATGTCCTAGTCGATAAAATACTGTAACTTGTGTATTAGAAGCAGAACCCTTGGTACATGCAGTTCCTTCTCTATCACCATTATCAAGAATAGATAAACTAGTACCCATGCAATTAGAGTATGCAGTAGGGAAAGTATGAACTACGCTGGTGTTTACATTGTTTGTTCCTGTCAGTGTACATTGAATCATAAAACCATCATCAAACACATGTTTAAAATCAGTTGTAAACCCAGTACCACCTGCTATTGATACAGCCCTATGAAAGTCTGGTATATCAGTGCCGTTTATTGCAAGTATGCCTGATATGTCAACACCTGTAGATGTGGTTTCAAATTTCTTAGCATTGTCGTAATACAATTGCACTTCCGCATCTTCTGTCCCAATTATCATATTTTCAGTTGCGGCAGCATTTGAAACTCTAAACTCGTTACTTGCTAACCATAACGAGCCAGTACCAGCATCTTCAATGTAACTGTCAGCTCCATCATGGTAAATCTTTAAGTCATTGCCTGGCAAACCAAAAATAGCCTTGACGTTGTCACCAAGCAAGATGTCTCCCGTTAGTGTACCACCAGATAAGGGCAAAAAATCACCTTCTGATAACGGACCCCATGCTCCATTATTGTAACCTTCGAATTGATTAAGATCAGTGTTATGTCTTACCATGCCTACTTCACCCGTAGGTCGTTGCAATGTTGTGCCTGATGGTAAATTTAGTGACGTGTCTATTGGAATAGAGATTTCACCTCCAGTACCAGCGCCTAATACAACATCTGTTCCAGTTGCCGAATCAATTCTTGTACCTCCGACACCATCAATATCTAATACTGTCTGATTGCCTATTTTAAAAGCCACGTTGTCTCTCCCTTATTTGTGATATATGAAACATCTATTTGTCTCAATATTAATTTTATTTACTGTTACTATTTATCTTTTTTAAATTATATGCATAGTTAATGTATTTTATTTAGAGCAAAAAAAAGACCCCTTTCGGAGTCTTTTTATCATCTTTATTCGTCTTAGTAATAAATTACTATGTTATAACGATTAAATGTTGATGTAAGTAGAGATTACTTTAACTGATGCTGTAACAGCACTTGTAGTATAAGTAAGTTCAACGTTGCCTGCATTCATTGCTACAGATGCATCACCCATTAATGCAGCGCCGGTGTAAACCATTGCGAATTCAGTGATATATGCTGCTGATCCGTCATGAACAACTAATGCTTCACGAGTCTCGTATTCACCACTTACGCTATCACTAACTTGGATAACATACTTAGCAGAACGATACAATGATGAATCAAATGTATCAATAACATCACCACCAGTAGTTGCTGAAACGTTACCAGACTGAATAAATGGCTTAACATCTGCTGCTAACTTCTCAGAAGTAACCGCACCTGCTTGAACAGTATAACCAGTTTGATGACCCACAAGAACTGCTTGCGTACCAGTTGGTATTGCACCTGCTGTGAATGTAATCGTTTGAGCAACAGAGTTAACAGTGTAGTGAGATGATGGATCTTGAATAACACCACCAACGAATACCATTAAGTCTTCTGCTGTACCGATTTCGAAAGTTACTGCGAATGTAGTTGTTACATCATCACCATTCAATGTTTGACGCTGTACATCTGACACTAAAAGACCAGTAGGATCAACAAGAACCATGCCAGTTCCTTCTGGATTAACTACTGCAATATAGTTAGCAGTTGTATCGTAATTAACTTCTGAACCTGCAAAGTCAGATAATTCTAAGAATGACTTCTGTGTATCAACAGTAACAACACCATCTGCGTAAGATACGCGACCTGTTCCTTCTGTGTCAACTACTGAGATTGCTGCGTGTGCACGAGCATCAGTGAAGTATAAGTTCGTTGAACCTTCTGTTAAACTGTCTGTGTTAGTAGTACTAATATCAGATGATGAAATTAAACCATCAACGTAAGACTTAGATGCTGCATCTGTTGCTGCACTAGGAGTTGCCAAGCCAGAGATGACGTTAGAACCCATGTTTAGTACACCAGACATTGTTGAACCAGATTTTGCAACTTTAGTATCAATGTCAGATTGAAGAACAACTTCTGCTGCTAGTGCACGAGTTCTTTCTGTTACTACTGCTGCTGCGTTGGTTGATTCAACACCCATTGCACGAGTTCTTTCTGTTACTACTGCTGCTGCGTTAACACCTTCTGCGGTTGTTGCACGAGTTTCTTCTGCTGCAATGTCATTTGCATTATCAGTAATAAGAGTACTTAGACCACTGTCTGCTGATTGGAATGCTGCAAGCAATTCAGTCAATGAATCCAATGCTACATTATCAGTGTTTGAAGTTATAAAGTCAATCTGTCCTTGTAAGTTTAAATCTGCTGCTGCACGATCTACAAGTTCAGTTGCTAAATCATTTGTAACCGAAGTCACATTGCCAGTAAGAACAAGTTCTGCTGCAACTGCACGATCTCTCTCGGTTACTACTGCTGTTGCGTTAACACCTTCTGCGGTTGTTGCACGAGTTACTTCATCTGAAATATCAGTTGTGAGTACACCTTCTGCTGCGATAGCGCGATCTGCTTCTGCTTTTAGTGCTGCATCAAGTTTCATGTCTGCACTTGCAAGTGAAGTTGCAGTATCGTGATAGTTTGATGTAGTAGGAGCAACATATGCACCAGTTACTGATAAACCAGCACCAGACTGTGTGGCAGTGATTTCAGTCAAGTTAGATGCGATATCTGTTGCCAAACCAGACTCTACGCCAGTTGCACGAGTTACTTCTGTACTAATTGCTGTTGCGTTAACACCTTCTGCTGCACGTGCTGTGCCTGCTTCTGCTGCAATTGCATTAGTTGCAACAAGTTCTGCTGCAACTGCACGAGTCTTTTCTGCAAAAATTGCTGCATCAAGCTTCATGTCTGCATCAGCTAATGAAACTGCTGAATCATGATGATTAGAAGTAGTAGGAGCAACATATGCGCCTGTTGATGATAAGCCTGCTCCAGATTGTGAAGCATCTAATTCATTTTGAATTAAAAGATCGGCTGCTGCAAAATCTGAACGAACTTGTGTATCATTACCTGATACTGCATTAGTCAATACTAATTCTGCTGCTTCTGCGCGATTTTTTTCTGTTACAATTGCTGTTGCATTAGTAACAATTGCTGCTTCGGCTGTATCAAGTTCTGCTTGAATATTACCTAAACCAGATACGCTAGAAGCGTCAAGTTCGTTGATCGCTGCTGTTACAGTTTGTGCGTCAGTAGACAATACTGCTACGCCCATAGTTGCTTGTAGAGTATCTACGTTGCCTTCTTCTGTAGTCATACGTGTTGCTAGTGCACTTTCTGCTGCAAGAGCGCGAGTTTCTTCTGCTGTAATAGCGGTAGTATTTACACCTTCTGCTAATAATGCGCGAGTTCTTTCTGTACCTACTGCTGTTGTGTTAAGACCTTCTGCTGCTAGTGCACGAGTTTCTTCTGCTGCAATTGCTGCTGTATTAGACTGAACAGTGGCAAGTGTTGAACTGTCTGCTGCCGTAAATGCTGCCACAATCTCAGTCAATGAATCCAATGCTGCGCCATCAGTGTTTGTGTTGATGAATGCAATTGCAGTTGCGTTGGTTGCTACGTCAGTAGTCAATACCGACTCTGCTGCTTCTGCACGAATCTTTTCTGCTGCAATAGCGCCTGCGTTAACAACTTCTGCTGCTTCTGCACGAGTTACTTCTGCTGCTAAACCATTAGTCAATACTAATTCTGCACCAACTGCTCTTGCATTATTTGTTACAATAGATGCTGCGTTAGTAGCGATATCAGTTGCGTTAGTAGCAATATCGATTACGTGAGCCGCATCTGCCGCTGTTGCACGTGTTACTTCGTTATCAACCTTAGTATCTATCAATGCTTCTGCTGCTTCTGCACGAGTTACTTCTGCTGTAATTGCTGCGTCGTTGACTCCTTCTGCTAGTGCTGCACGAGATGCTTCAGTCTTGAGTGCTACGTCTAACTTAACGTCTGCGTCATTCAATGAAGTCGCTGCTGAGATATAATCTGCTGATGCAGTTTGTGTATATGCACCTGTTGCTGCTAAACCAGAACCAACTTGAGTTGCATCAAGTTCTGCTTGTACATCATCAATGTTATCTTGCAATGCAACATCTGCGATACCACGATCAACAATCTCTTGAGCGATATTAGTTACGTTAGTAGCGATATTAGTTACGTTAGTAGCGATATTAGTTGCGTTAGTACCTTCTGCTGCGCGTGCTGTGACTGCTTCTGCTGCGATAGCGTCTGCGTTAGCCTTCATCTGTACGTCTAACTTAATGTCTGCATCTTTTAATGAAGTTGCTGCTGAGATATAATCGCCAGTTGCATGTGCTGTATACGTTCCATCAATTCCTAAACCAGCGCCAGTTTGGGTAGCATCTAATTCTGCTTGAATTGCAGTTGTATCACCTGATGCATTTGTTGCGATAGCATCAATGTTATCTTGCAATGTAACATCTGCGGCTGCACGAGTAACTGCTTCTGCTGCTAAATCATTAGTCAATACTAATTCTGCTGCGCGTGCTGTGACTGCTTCTGCGGTAATATTTGCTTGTAGAACAGCTTCTGCTGCCAATGCACGTGCTTCTTCATCAGAAATAGCAGTTGCGTTTGTAGTAATAAGTCCTGCAAGGCCTGTATCTGCTGCTTCATATGCAGTTACCAATTCAGCCAACGAGTTTAATGCAACTGCGTCAGTGTTTGTAAGAATATTTCCAATCGCTGTTGCGTTAGTTGCGATGTCTGTTTCATTAGTTGATACACGAACTTCTACAGCATTTGTATCTGTATGTAATTCGTTTATAGCACCACTCAATGTTTGTGCAACAGTACCTAATGTTGCTGAACCTGATTGTGCTTCAATAACGTCAAGACGACCTTCTGCTGCGTCCATCTCAGTTTCTAGTGTAGTAGCACGACCAGCAAGGACTGCGTCTGCTGCGTCTGAGGTAACTGCACGAGCTACGTCTTTTGCTTCTGCTGATGCAATTGCGTCTGCTTCTGCTGCATCTGCTTTAGTAGTTGCGTCTGCTGCTGCTGTTGCAACTGCGTCTGCTTCTGCTGTATCTGCATAAGTCTGTAATGCAGTTGTTTGTGCTGTGTCTGCTGCTGCAAATTCGCCACGAATTGCTGTGTCTGCAAGACCACGTGCAGTAGTTTCGTTTGTTAGTGAAGATGACAATGCACTTTCTGCTGCTGTTGCACGAGATATTTCTGCTGCGATATCAGATACGTTAGTAGCGATGTCTGCTGCGTTTGCTGCGATGTCTGCTGCACTTGAACCAGATAGACCAGATACACTAGCTTCTAGTGCGTCAATTGCGTCTGCGTTAGTCTTCATCTGTGCATCTAACTTAACGTCTGCATCATTCAATGAAGTCGCTGCTGTAAGATAGTTAGTTGAAGCGCCTACTACATATGCGCCTGATGCTGCTAATCCTGCGCCTGCTTGCGAAGTATCTAATTCAGATTGAGTATTACTTATACTAGCATTTAATACACTATCTTGTGCTATACGATTACTAGTTTCAGTACTAATGCTGTTTGCGTTTGTCTGAACACTAACAGTAAATACATCATCTGCATCTGAGAATGCTGTAACAATTTCAGCCAACGAGTTTAATGCAACTTCGTCAGTGTTGTTCAAAATATTATTTATTTGCGTTTGCAAGTTAGTATCAGCCAATTGATACGCAGTGGTTATTGACCCTTCTGCTGCTGTTGCACGAGTTATTTCTGCTGCGATAGAGTCTGCGTTTGCAACTTCTGCTAATGTTGCACGATTAGTTTCGTTTGTAATACTAGTTGCGTTTGCGCCTTCTGCAATCATTGCACGAGTCTTTTCAGTTAATACTGCTGCTGCGATATCATCTGCGACTGCGTCTTTCGCACGTTGGTCTGTAAAGTATAAATTTGCATCTACACCAGTACCTTCTGCTAAGTCATTAGTATCTAATGAGTTTACTAAATGACGTACTGTAATACGTGATAATGTTTCCGAACTTGCTACGTGTAATAACAAAGTGTCGGTGTCTAATGAGTTCACTACCAATGCTGCATCTTGGCCAGATACTGCTGATGGTGCTACTTTCAGTGGCGTAATTGCTGCGTTCGCCAGTGCTGGTGCTTTAATCTGTCTAAAAGCCATGAATTCTTCTCCAATCAATATATATATTAACTGTCCGCTATTGCCGACAATTTGTTACAAAATGGTAAACATTTCGTTAACACTGTTATTTATCATAAAAATTTTATTAATTAAACTACGTGATTATATAATGTATAGTGTATAACTAGTTATGCAATTCGAGATTGATAGTTATATTATACGGGTAGGTAACGTATATCAACAATTGATGACGCTTCTGGTGCGACATTAAACGTCAATGCTGTATTTGAAATTGAGTATGAGGTAGGTGGTAATATTGCACCATCTACAATAACAAGAACACTGTGCACACTATGACCTGGTTGTATAGTGTACTGTGTGGTGGAATTATCGCCAGCGTATTGACTACTAGTATATGTCAAATTCAAGTGATGATTTTCTATAGAATTATGTATAGGTGATGTCATCGTAGCAAACGGGTAACGATACTTAATATAAATTTCAGCACCATTCGCAGGGATTACATTGAACGTCAGTATATTGGCATTTATTGCAAACACACTTGGGCGCTGTAGAACATCATTTACATACACGTCAACTGATTCTACATCTTCTGGTGTATCAGTTAATGGATATGCTACAGTTACGCCATTTCCAATAAATTCTTGTGCTGCTGGAATTGGTGATAAATTAATACCATTGTCAGCAAACGAGAAATTCCCATTTCCGTCCGTTACTAATACTTGTCCATTTGTACCATCGGAGATTCCAAGATCAAGTAATCCATCATCGGGGTCTCCAAACGAGAAATTACCACTTCCGTCTGTTAATAATACTTGACCAAGTGCACCATCTGTAATTCCAAGATCAAGTAATCCACCAACTACAGTTGATGATATAGTAACAGTTCCATCACTGTTATCTGTTAATTCAAAACCACTACCGACATCAAATTTTAATCCAGTAACAACTACTGATAAATTTGATGATCCTACACTATTAATTTCACTTACTGAGAATGCTAAATCAGTTCTTATAGCGTCATTCTGGGCAATTAATTGTGACGATGTTGCAAATGTACTATCAGCATCTTGGAATGCTGCAACAATTTCTGTAAGAGAGTCTAATGTTGCTGGATCAGTATTTGATACTATATTATCAATCTGGGATTGTAATGAACTAACATCTGCTTGTTGACCTGTTGCAGATGCAACGCCCTTTGAACCAGAATAGGTAGCGCCAGATATGTAAACACTGTTACCTGTAAAAGATTTTCCATTAGGAAGATTATCACCAATAAAGTTTAGTATACCAGCTTGATAATCAAAAAACCATTCATCGTTATTACCACTACCAGTAGTAAATACTTTATTAGACATAGTCTCAGCACCAGCGGCATCGCCGGCAGTGTGTATATAAACATTAACGATATAAGTTGAGCCAAATTCAGTTGGAATCCAATCAGTAATTCCAGTATTCCAAGTTCTATTACCAGTTGCAGTGATATCTTCAACTGATTCAATTGCTGTACGAATTTCTACAACACCAGATGTAACAGATGGTCGTACATTAGGAATATCACCAGAAGAAGACCAAATTGTATCGCCACGTATTAATAACGGACTAGGTATACTTTCGTTGGCTGCTAACTTGTTGAAAACTGTATCAGTTTTGGCGGCACCTAGACCGAGTTTCTTAAATAGAAAGTCTAATTTTTGATTATCAGAAATTGCCATTAGGAGGCCTCACCAATTGCAATATTTGTTATTTGTTGACCACTAGTTAATCCTACTCTAACCAACACAACATTGTTTGTTGCATTACTCATATTTTCAGAACCTAGTGTCATGGTGTGACTTGAATTAATACTTGTTCCAGTTTGAATTACGTCTGATCCAGTTAATGCACATCCGTCTGAACCATTTCCACCTGCTGCTGTGTCAGAACCAGGCAATCCTACACCAGCGTACTGAATAGAACAATCTAACCAACCACCAGCACCACTAGAATTATCTACTTGGGTTCCCGGAGATGCGATCCACATACCAGATATTCCAGTAGCGGCAATGATTACATCAAAATTGGCAACCACTCTTCTACGGAATGCAAATGTAAAATATTGTGTACCTGTGTCTGCGCTTCTATCTGGTCCCAATGGTAAATATCCCGTGCCATAGTCAACTGTATTATGTGTTATTTTTCCCCAACGCACAGTTGCTTCTTGTGTTCCACTCACGTCTATTGCACCAATAAAAGGTGTCGCTGAGTAATCTATTGCACTATTTATGGTAGGCGTATCGGTGCTATCTGAAAGAAAGTCAGCAATACGAATCGCACCATCTGTAATGACACCATTTCCTAATCCACTTGCTACTGGAATTGCATATTCCAATATACCAGTGGGAGAAGATGTATGTACTTGAATTTTTTCTACAAGATGTGCATAATTACCTGTACCATTTACGTTATATGTTCTAACTTTTAATGTTTCAACTGCTGCTATATTTGATGATGTAATATTAATTGTTTGATCAGCATATTGATAATTTAACGTGTTTGCTGCTGGAATATTGTTGGTTAAATAAACAATATCTTCTAAATCTGAATAAGTTTTATATTGAGTACTAATTGTTGCACCATAAGTGCTTTCTGAATTAGTACCATTTGAAATTTCAAATACATTACTTGTATCTTTGTATGCTTGACCTATCCAATTATTTACTGTCACGCCCGATAATGTTAATTGGGGATTACCAGTGTTATAATAAGGTATTCCTGAAATATATCTGTAACTTCCCGCAACATTTTCTGTTAGTGTAGCATTTGATACGTCATTGCTTGGTACACTTGTATGATCGTCACATACTACTGTGACATAGTTTGTGTTACCAGTTGTACTATGTTCAATACGCTGATCATTGACACCAGTTGTATATTCAGAAAAAGGTTTAGTTATTTTTGAATCAAACGTTTGGAAAAATCCAGTAGGATATGTTGATGTACTTATGGTATTATGTGCATCTCTTTGATCACTGATAACTAAACTTGAAAAAGTTCCATTTTCATTTAATGCAGTTGTAAAAGTTTTATCACCATCTGCAACACCATTAACTATTGCAGTAACTGTACCTGCTAATCCATTGAATGAATTTGATGCAATTGATGTATCTAGTGTGCCATTTGTATATCTCCTCGCAGTCGAAGTTTGTAAACTTGCACCTGCTACTAACGGATTTGTTGCACTATTATCTGTAAATCCATGTGCTAATTTAGGACTGTGTCCTTGTGCTGGATCTGCGAGTGTTATTGTCTTACTAGACAATCCAGATGGTGCAGATGGAATTGCATTTACTTGGAATGTTAAATTAGCAGAATCTGTCTGAGTAGTTATATCAGGAGTGCCTGATACTGTAAAATCTAATTGATAATTTCCAGCACCAACACCAGTGAAGTCATGATTTACACTATCTAAACCTACTTCTGTATCATTACCACTACTATCATTCCAATTATATACATGACTATCACCATGTTCACTTGTATTGCTTACTGTGACTAATGCTCTGTTAACACCTGTATAGTCTATACCATCATATACATCATACTGATTATCGCCACTGCGATTTGAAATTGTATCCGCTGAACCTGCAATTGTTGCTCTGACATCTGGTTCAACATGTATTACAAAGTCTGTACTTGTAAATGGACTGCTAGTATGACTATTGATAACTTGTAAGTTACCAGTAAAATCTTGTGCTGTATTATTTCCTGCCAATGTATATTTGTGTGTTATTGTTTGTCCAGTATCACCTGATTGATTAGTACCTGCATTTACTGTTGTAATTGTTCCATCACCAAAATCCCATCTGTAAGTCGTTCCAAATGTACTGTAATTACCAATAGATGATTCCGTATTGTTTGTAAATATAACTGATAATCCGTTGATAGATTCTTCATTAATTCCTGTGACAATATTTGAACTTGTATCTGGAGTATGTGTATCATAAAGCAAATATGAAGAATTATCATCTAGTGGCAAAATTGATTGTTGCGCAGTAGTATGACTATCTAATGTTAATGTTACAGTGCGCTGTACTTCTGATTCTGTACTAATAGCAAATGTATGCGCCAAACGACTACCATTAACACCACCTGCGGAAGTTTCATTATTAATGATATCATCTGGGGTTCCATCAGACCAGTTCCATGTATATTGAACTACTGCGCCCATTCCAAGTGTATTTGATGTTGTATTTTCAAAGTAAACAGTATCACCATCATCCCAATATGTAAGTTGATTTCCACCTACTGCTTGTGAGTATGCGACAAATGTTACTACAGGATCTGGTGTGAATATTTCTATATAATTTTCTATTAATTTTGATGCTGAACTACCTTCGCCAACACCACTTTCATTAAATGCAGTTACATTTACATCGAATGGAGAACCTATCCAATTATCATATACATGAGACGGAGTTGAATCAGTAGTAGCAGTTGTAGTAACTCCATCGCCCCAATTAATTGTATATCGATTTGCATTTCCGACAACTGTGGTAGAAAGAGTTGCAGTTAATCCAGCACCGCCAGAAACATTATTGGATGAAAAATCAACTGATTTAACATAGGTATTTACTCTTATATTTTCAATAACTTCAGCAAGATTAGAAGTCTGTGAATCACCATAAGTTTCGATATTTTCAATTGAAGTTTCTAGGAATACTTTAGTAACTGCGTCTTGGTTATCAACAGGATCAAGAAGATCAGTAATACGATTATTAGATACATTAATGTTATTCTCAATGCCGACCGTGTCTAACGTTAGGTCGTTCTCAGATGACGTTATTTTATTCTGAGTATGATTGGTATTTACTGCCATTTATGTACCCCTATTACATTGTTTCTATTAATCGTTGTATTACTGCTTTGTCTTATTCGACTATATTCTATGTTACTATTTATACTGTTATAATTGCTCCATTTACAGAGGTCACAGCCCAACCCGCAATTGTATAAACTATGGTAACAGATTCACCTATATTTGTCAAGTTAAATGATGTATATCCCAATGAGGTAGTTGGGGTTATAACTACAGTCCCAGTTGGTGTTCCTGTAACTGCAATTACCTTTATCTGTCCTTCTGTACCATTGCCCAATGCTAATGCTAAACTTGTTGTTGCATTAAGATATGATACACTTGAATTGGCATTAATTGTGGTTGTCGCTACGGTAGGACTCACATCGATAATAACACCTGATCCTGTATTGCCCAATGTGACTATATCACCATTTGCAACAATACTTCCGTCTACATATAAATGCCCACCAATATATCCACCACCAGTTACATTTAGTGCTGCATCTCCCAGAGTAGGAGTTGCTAAATTCACGTTTGAAATATTGGTGATATTGAGTTTTGAACTGATTCCACTAATGGTATCTATCGTACCTAATATATGTAGTGAACCACTATCTGGGTTTATTACTGATGACATTATATTCTCCGTTTATGCACTATGTACATACTTATTTATGCTTTTAAGTATTTATCAAATTTCACTTGACAAGTGATATACTTTACTGTAAAATAGGTAAGTAAGTTAATTATTGAGATAATATATGAATATCAAACCAGATACTAATTTCAGTGCTGCTATAGAAGAAATCATAGATCGCTCAAATATCGAGTATTTAATTTTTCTTGAAAATAATGATGATGTCGATGATATAGAAGAATTATCAGATATATTAAATTCCAATAACATAGAAGAGTTATCTATTGAATTTATTGTAAATGACAAGCCTCGTGCGGACAAAGATGAATGGATTTCTGCAATGGCAGATTGGTCAATTCTAGATGGTAAAACAATAACTGTAATCTTGCATTCAAAAAATCTTGAGAATGTATGGGGACCTGATTCATTCAAAGAAATCGTAATGAAGATGCTTGCACATGAAACTATTCACTTCAATCAATATGATAAAATTAGTCCTCTCGTAATAGAAACTCTACGATCTGGACATCAAAAAGGATTGATACTTAAAGAGAATGGGGGCAGTGATAGAGATTGGATGCGTAGTTACTTGCGTGACCCGCATGAAATAATGGCGTATGGTCACGATCTATCTGTTGAGATTAAAGAATCTAGTAACCCATCGATTGCTTTGCGTAATCCAGAAATGTTTATTGATGAATTACCAGTTTATGCCCGCTATCGTGCTATATTCCCTAAGGGAGCAAATCAAATAAAACAGTTACTTAAATATACAGCGAGTTACTATGCAAATTAAAAGGTTAGATAGACGATCTAAATTATTTCATTTTGGATTTAATTATAAAATAGAAAATGATATATTTAACTCTAATGAAATGATACCAACATCACTAAAGAAGTTAGTAGGCAACGATAACAAAAAATATATATTTTTTGATTCTAGTGAAAGTTTAAAAAGTATGCGAAATTCTACATTTACTATGAAGCGACTATACAATGGTGATGTAGCATATCATTATGACTGTAACATCAAATGTGAAGTATATTATATTAAACATGAATCTACATTAGCATTACTAAAACTTAGTTTATAAACAAAAAAAACAGCCCGTAGGCTGTTTTTTTATTTCTAATTTAAAATTAGGGTTTACTGGAAAGACAATGCCGTTGCATCAACGCCAATCTTAGCCAAGTAGTCTGCTGCATTACCAAGAGATGAAGCCTGGTTATTCAACTCAACATAACCATAACGAGTCATGAATGACACAGTAGGTTCGAATGTTGATGGATCTAGTACAGTACCAGAAGACATTAGTGGAATATATGGGCAGTAGAATGCTGCTGCGTCCATTTCGCCGTCACCCTTATATCCTACTAGGATTGGAGTAGCGTCAGAAGCGTACTGATCAACAAATACTTTCATAGTGTTGTTCAACATACCAACAAACTTAGTGTTAGTAGGTGCTTCAAAAGGACCTTCAGTTGTACGTGCAAACGCAGAAGTAGTAGCAGATTGTAATACAGTCAACATAGTTGGTGAAACTACAACGTAGTTACCAGCGCCACGACGAGTACGTGCTGCGATCAAGTTTGCTGCGCGATTAATCAAAACTGCTAGTGCTGCGTGCTGATCACCTACGAAAGTTGCTACGCCAGAAACGTTGCCTTGATCGTATGTATCGGTTGCAGTACCAGAAAGAGCGCGTAAAGAAGTAAGAACTTCTTGGTCGATCTCTGCTGTGATTTCTTGTGCAAGTGCTTGCATGATTTCAGCTTCAACGTCAAGACCGTGCATTGAGTTAGCATCTTGTGCTGCTTCAAAAGTCCAACGTGCTGACAACTTACGTGTCTTCGCTTCAACAGTCTGCTTCAATACTTGGATTGAAAGCTTACGACCCGCTGATGCTTCAAGAGCTGAAGTTGCTGCTGGTCCACCAGTAGCATCATCACCAGAATAGCCTTTAGCGATAGCGAATGGAGACAATGCTTCGTCGCCTGCTGTTACGCCAGTTGCTGCTTCAGAATAACGCACACGCAATGTGTGAATTTGTCCAACAGGACCAGTCATTGGCTGAACACCAACCAATTCGTTAGCGATTACGGTAGGCATTACACGACGGATGACAGGTAAAATTACCTTGTTCATAGTAGCGATGTTGCCAGCCATTGTAGAACCAGTTGCTGCTGATTCTGTTAAATAGTTCTTAGTGTTTTCAAGCACAGATTCCATTACAGATTTCTTGTTGCCTGTTAAACCGTCAGTTAGAGCGTCTTTAGTTACGTTCCAGTTTTCAAATAAATTTTGTGACATTTTAGGTATACTCCTTTTTAGCTTATACCAGCTAATTTTTTAAGGTTAATGATATCTGCATTACTTTCAGTACTTTGATCGTGTGTGCTAGTTTTATCACCTGTGATCTCGCTAGTGCGGGACTCGTTAAGTTTTTGCGTAGTGCGTTTTTCAGTAGAGGTAACAGTTTCATTCAAAACTGTGCCAATATACTTGTCATATGCTACAGTAAGTTTGCTAGTAGCAACGCTTTCAAGTAGATTTGACATTAACTCACGCTTGTCCTTCGACAAGGGCTTTAATAGATCAGCCATTACGTTATTACGTTCAGCGCGTTCATTAACTCGCTTTAGCTTTTTGTTTGCTGATTCAATTAATGTTTCTTTTTCAGAAATAGTAGATTCTGATTCTGCTAAAGCAGTTTTCATATCTAATAGTTCAAGGCTTAATTTAGAAACCTGTGTGCCTTCTGCTAAATGTGAACTCATAAATTCAGTTGCAAAAGTTTCAAAAATCTTGCGTCCAAACATGTTTTCTTTAGCTAGCATGATATCTTCTTTAAGTGTGCTTAACTCGCCAGTCACTGTTGATTCAACAATGTTCGCTAATTTTGCACTTGCTTTAGAGATGAATTCACGCTTCGTCTCGGCAATCATTTTCTTGCCTTCTTGTACCAATTTAACTTTCTCTGTTAACAGATCCTGTTTATCTTGGTGGAAATCGTTAAGTTAAGTAGTTAGTTGCTCCATTACAAAGTCTTCTAACTTTTCAAAGTTTCCTTCTTGTAGTTTGCGATCATCGCGCAATTCTGTAATTTCTTTCTTTAAAGTTTCCATTACAAAAGTGTCCAGCATCTTAGCATGTTCCGCAACTTGACTTGTGTAAGTCACCTTTGCGTCTACTGCTGCTTTTTTGTCTGCTGCGAATTCACGTAATTCCGTTGTAATTGTATCTGACATCATTGCGTCTAAGGCTTCCACCATTTGCTGCTTGTCAGTTTCATAACGATTTGCGAACTCTTCACGAAGTTCATTAGTCAATTCTTCACGTGCTTCAGTTAACTTAGTTTCCCAAGCTTCTGATAGTGTAGAACGAACTTCTTCTGAAAGAACTTCTGAACTTAGGAGTTGTTCAATTGCATTTGCCATTATTTTCTCCTAATATCTAGGTTATTGATCATATTAAGTACCTCTTCCTGGAGATACTTTTCGGCTTTTGTATCGTGATTTATAGCTTTCGCAACGTCCATAATAATGTCGCTACGTCTACCATTCATGATAGCCTCGTAGAGTGGGTCTGGATATGCATCTGGAGCACTTGGATTTGCAACAATATCAACTGTTACAATTTCAAATTCCGACACATTACCATCTGCACCTACGTTACCACTACCGCGACTCGACACGCCTAATTTTACGCCATTGTCCAACAAAGTTTTACATATGTTGCCCATTGGTGTTGGTAATAGTTTTAGCTTGCCATAACCATCATTACCGTTCATCCACATTTTTTCAATTATGTGTGATACTCGGTCCAGATTCACTTGTAGATCATCTGGGTGGTCTGCTTCGCCCAACACTGAATAACCACCTTGGATTTTTTCTTGAACCGAATTAACTGCTTTTCGAATTTCCGAAGATGGATATACGCGCTGATTTTGATTGCGTGCATCACCTTGAACAAATATACCTTCCATGTACAAATCTTTTCCACCTTTGCCGTTATCCACAGCTTCAGTAACAATGTTTGCTTGATCGAAAGTTAAATGTTCATTTAGTGTGTTGCGCATTTTTATTGTTTCATACCGCGCTTCTCAGCACCATGACCGCGAGTTTCTGGCTTCAATGAAGCGCCTTCGCCAGGATGTGTTACACCCATGTCTTTTGCTGATTCGTCCGATAAGCCTTTCTTAGAGCCTTCAGATCCTTTTTCGCCAGTTGGAATTACTTTTCCACCCATGTCATTTTTGCCTGCAACTGGTGATGCTTTACCATCATCTCCTGCTGGCATTTCTGAAGGATGCATTCCATCTTTACCAATCTTTGTAAGATCAGCGGCTTCTTCTAATTCTTCATATTGCTCTTCAAATTCTTCTTCTGGCTCAATGTCAGATGCGAAATCATCGGCTGGAAGTTCATCAGATAACTCTTCTTTTTCATCGTCCATCTCATCGCCCATCAACTGTGCGAATTCTGCTTTAAGATCAGCAAGTGCATCTTCAACGCTTAACATTGCGTCTTCGATTGCTGCTTCAGATTCTGGCTCCATTTCCATGTCCATGTCGCTTTCAGCGTCCATATCCATTTCATCAGATGCTAGTTCAAATTCTGCTTCGGAATCTGTTTCATCTTCCATTGCATACGCTTCTTCAGCTTCGATCTGTTCTTCGAATGAATCAACATCTTCATCTTCGTCAAAATAAGATTCTTCAATCTCTTCTTCTTCTGAAATGTCATCTTCGACAATTTCATCCTGCTCCACAAGACCTGACCATATCTCGCGAGCTTTGTCTACAAAAGCTTCATGTAATAAATCAGATGCTTTATCACCTTCTCCATTTACTAGGCTCTCAATGATCTTTGAATAACGATCTTGTACGCTCATTTTATATTCTCCGTTTAATAAAATTTTATAAATCTATTTATTTAACTAATTCCACAGGCTACTAGGGAATTAATTTATTACAGTAGTATTTAATACTTTTTGTCTATAACTAGCCAAATACACGTTTAAAATCGCGATTTTACAAATTTTTTACAAAAAAACAATTAATTACAGTATAATCTATTACTTTTATTTAGCAACTTTTTACTCAGACGGCTTGCCATACATTGCTGTATTAACCGATTGCTCATTTTCGTATTCTGCTTTAGCTAGTTCGCGCTTATTACGAATTTTATTTAAATGCTTCAATGTCAATCGTGGTCTACGAGTATCATCAATATCCCACTTGTCTTGGTCATTTGTTTCATCAATTGCTAATTCATTAAATCTCATCGACTGTATCTCCTGTATCTGTGTCTGGTGTTACATCATCGAAATCACCATCATCAAAATCATCATCGCTTAATTCAGTTGCTTCAAATCCATCAACATCACCAACACGCAATCCTATAGAACCTAAGTCACTACTTGGATCATTTTTTGAACTACCTTCGTTATTTTCTTTGCGCCATAAGATTTCGTTTTCTGTAATCTCTGATTCACTAAGACCAAGATATTTCTTCAAAAGGAACTGTCTGCTCAAATAATCAACACCTTCTAGATTACCAAACACTGCTGCTCTTGCCGAATCTAACTCAATCTCTCTATACTTACTGAAACTCTGTGGCTCTATAAATTTCAAATCAAATAAACTACTTGTAACATCTATTCCACGGAACTTCAAAAACATCTTAAATTCATTATCTAATGCTGGTTGTAGAACTAACTGAATACGCTCACAGTACTTACTAAAACGATATTCTTGTATTAATGCAGTACCTAGACGACCATCGCTATATTGCGCTGTACCATCTTCTGAACCAGTTGGCATATATGAACTTGGTATACGAAGACCTCTCAATAACTTATTATTGAAATATTTTAGATCATCAATCTCACCTAAATTATCACCACCCGGCAAAACTTCTACCCTAGAACCACGTCCCTCTGCTGTTTGAGCAAAGAAATAATCTTCCATGATAGATAGTGGATTGTATGCGGCATCAACTACGCTACTACCACCACCAGTTTTATTAGGAATTCTAGTCTGATGAACTTCATTTTTAACTCGCTCAACAAATCCCATTGCTTTATGTGCTGGCATATTACCAACATCAATGTAGAACACTCTACGTTCTGGTGCACGCTGTACACGATAAATGATGATTGAATCTTCTAGTAATTCTTTTTGCTTATAAACTTTAAATACAGATTCAAGTATGCTCTGACCAAAGGGCCAACTTGCAGTCATTCCATCTGACATTGATACATGAATTACGTGCGTACCATCAACTGCATATTCTTCATTAGGATTTCCAGCCATTTGATTGCTAGATAATCCAGAATTACTAGTTGCATTGGTAAATCCAGGTGCACTATGCATATCCATATTTTGGGTATTTCTTGTATCGGTTAATACCATATCATGTAAATTTAAATTGATATTACGCATTATATACTGGTCAATTTCTTTACCAGTTGATTCATTTACAACAGCCTTTGTAACATCTTCTGGTGCAACCCAATATAATTTAAAAGTCTCTGGATCTCGTACAAAAAAATGATCTCCATATTTAATTGCTGCACGCACAATATTAAATGCCCTACGCTCGAAATCATTGATATTGCACCATTGCTTTAATGCAGTAGATAACGCAGACACTTCTGCATCAGTTGCATCTGATTTATAAAATATTTCAAACGGCAAACGAGTTTCCGCACTTGTCTGAGTACTAAATTCTGCAATAGTATCTAATGCACCATTAATTTCAGAATCTTGATCCATCTGATCATATTGCGTATAGCGTTCTGTACGATTAGGCATACCAGAATATACTTCTGGTAGCCAACTCTGCCATCTCGACTGTTTGGTCTGTTGACCAGTTTGATTCATGTTGTGCTTCTGAAAATGCTTCTTCCAACTCATAGTAATTTACCTTTTAATTTCATTATGATAGTATTTATGCTTTTAATATTACGTGATATTATTAACTGATCTTTGATAATCAGTAGAGCGTTGTATGCTCTTCATTGCAGATTTCATCTGTTTCAACATCATTAAAGTTTGCTTTTTGGTGTTTACAATATCATCTAAATGTTGTGATATATTATTATCACCAGTATTGGTATTTCCTACCATCATTTTTGTTTTATTGGTATCTGTTATACTACCATGACTAGTTGGTGTGAATAATTCTGCACCTTTCTCTCCTACAAGATAGGGCTTATCTTTTGTAACGGGACCACCTAATTCTCTTTTGCCTTCAACATTAGGTTTCTCAACAGAGAGGAAAAAAGATGATGAAACATATGCCGCCAAAGCCGATAGTATTTTTTGGTTTAATGAAATATCATCATTATTAAACGGTGATGATGTAATCTCTGCAACATTCACAACAGTTTCAACCGCACCTTTGGCGCTACTCATTACATCTGTTATTGTTTCTGCTCCCGATTTTAATCCGTCTGCAAGTTTTTCTGCCATTTCAGATGCACTATCTAAATTATAAACAAATGCATCTTGAATTGTCATAAATCCTGTTTTCATGTTGTTCATTGCTACTGTCATTTCACCCGAGGTGTCTGATTTCTCTTCTATTTCTTTAAGATATGCCGAATATTCAGACTTGCTCATGCCAATCATTTTTTTCATTTGCTTATCTACCATAACACCACCTGCTTTCAACTGTTGTACGATGTGCTGGACTGAACCTACTACTACATTACTTGATCCTACTTCTGCATCACGCATTTTTGCCATTTCTTTAACGAGCATGTCTTTTGCTGCGTTTATGTCACCAGACCTAAACACTGCATTAACTCTATCAGTAAATCCATTATTTGCAGTATCAAGTGCTGTAGCCAAATCTGGTCCCAATGCAACTTTCATATCAAAATCCTGTGGTGTATCTGCCACTCTAAAGATATAATCATTAAATCTATCTGATATATCTTTTCCGACAGGTCCCATCGAATTTTCAAGTAATGCAAATTGTGATATGAAAGATCGTGCTATCTCTGCATGACCACCACCCGCTTCGTCCATTGTTGCCAATGCTGCTGCAACTTGTGGTTGTGACAATGCTGCCAATCGTTTCTGTAATATTTCTGATCTATTCTCGCCTGTCAAACTTGCTAATGCAGTTGTTTCAATCATCAAATTATGAAATCCTGCTTCAACACCATCTTGAGTACTCAATAATGACATGTCTTTATTTAATGTCATACGCTGTATGTTTACATAATCAGCTAACACTTCTGCCATTTCTGCTGATCGTAAACCATAGTCACCAAATTTATCACCTATATTATTAACAGACTTAAACATTGATGTAAATGCAGTCGTACCGCTTGATACTCCATTGCCCAATGACTGTAATGCAACACCATTTTGACTAACTAATTTAGATAACTCATTATACGATAGACCCGAAGATATTGCTGCTTGCTTCAATGTTTCATAAGGAGATGTATCATCAAACATAATTGCACCAGAATTTATCATTGTCTCTTGTGCTTTTGCAAATTGTTCTAGTTGACCTGCTTGAAACGCAGCCCATGCTAATGTGCTTGAACCTGCTGCGCCAAACGCGATACCAGCAGTTTTCATCATTTTTCCTACTAATTTGTTGCTTTTTACATCATCAGTCAATCCCTTTGCACTACCAGAAATAGCAGAACCAAAGTCACCAATCATATCTATCATAGCAGTAAGTGGTGCATCGGTATTACTAAATTTGTCAACCACATTTTTAGCGGATGCGGCTGCACCGACTATCTTTTCATTGAAAGCTTTCTTCTTTTCTTCTGATACTTCTTCATTACCCGAAGCATATTGCTTTGCAATATCTCGAATATCATTAGATAATTGTGATACATTTAAGGTACTTGATTTCATCCATTTTGATATTACGCTCGTCATAAGATTAGATGTGCCAGTTAATTCTGCTATCTTGCTGAGTGTTTCTTCACTAGCCCATTTAGGTATTTGAATTTGTATTCCTTCAACTTCGATAGTTTGAGTTTTATCCGCCATGTATATTCTCCGATGTTTTTATCTTTTCTACTTCTTCAACAACTTGTCGTAAGTGGTCAACAAGTGAACTATCTAATTGGTACATATTTTTAAACTTCATACCAACTATATTTAACTCATCTACATATACTTTTTTACTACCTATAGGTGAATCAGGATCTCTTATATTAGCATACCATCTACCATCAGGTCGCTGAATTGGAACCGGACCACCGCCTTCTGCAAATTGCTCTGGACTGAAATGTTTGTTTAAAATATTATATGCTGATAAATATTTTTGTGCATCAACTTTATCTTCATCTATGCTGGTTGGTTTATATTTTCCTATATTACTTATATAGGCATTTGCCTCCGCAGATGGATGTCCTTGTCCCATGCGCTTTGGTAATCCTTTAGAAGTTGTATATGGTTCTTTTTCATCATTATCATCATCTTCTGACGATATCAATCCAACAAGTTTAAGTCCACCTTCAACTGATCTCAGTGCACCTTCAAACTTTTTAACAGCGATTGCACCTAGTGCATAACCAGGAGTTAATTCATGTACCACCGATCTAAATGCAATTCGCGCTGCATCTATTGCATCAATTGAACTATCTGCTTGTTCAGTCAATGCTCTGACATTCTCTAACCCAGAATCTAATTGATTTTTTGTCAAATCCATGAATGCTTCTGGTGCTATACGTGCTTGTGCTATTAAATCGTTTGATTGTTGAACTATAGGGTCATCTCCATATCTGGGACTCGCCTTTGATATTGATGTTGTTAATTCTTTTACTCTCATCACCAATTCTGGTTGTGTTAGTTGCCCTGTTCCAGATTGTTCCAATATATCTGTAAATTTCTTTGACACATCAGGACCAAGTGCACTCAACATATTAATCATTTCTTTAGGCATATTATTTAATACAGATGAATCTATATTGATATCTTTCAAAAAATTATTAAATACTTGTTCTGTTTGCTCTCCAAATTGAGGACCTAGTACAGTGCTGAATAGCATCTTTATATTTGCTCCAGTATTTCTAACATTCTCTTCTGCATTTTTTCCGTACTTATCTGACAGATATTTGGCATTCATAGATATTGCTGTCATAAAATCTATATTGGTCATCGCTTCACTTCGCATTGCCAATAATGCACTTCTCTGATCACCAAATTTTTCTGCAAGAAACGTAGTCATTGCACTACTTGATTCAAAATTCTTTCTTATTTTATCTTTCGCCACTTGACCAAATTGTTCTAATTCACCTGTCATGTACATTAAATTGGCTTCTTCTAACAATCTTGCAGTTTGTTGTTCAACATTGTAACCAAAATCACCCATTGTCTTTGATGCATCAGATTCTACTTTTCCAGCAAAATTTATAAATTGAATTGTAGTATCCATCAAGTCTGCTGGCATATTTGCAAGCATGACTTTATTTCCTGTCATAATTTTTGACATTTCTTGCATACTCATGCCAACGCCCGCTAATGCTTCTCTCATAACAGTATATTGATTCATATTACCAACAACACCGCCATAGTCTATTATTTGTCTTAATCCTTTTTCTTGCTCGGACATAAGTTTTGCATATATTGCGGTTACGCCAACTGCTGCAACTGCGGCTCCTGTGCCAGAATTTAATAACGATGACACGACTGCCCCCTTAGGACCAAGATATTTTGAAAACGAAGTTATACCACCAATTGTGTCATCTATTGCTCCGACACTCAGTTTCAATAATTCTGCGGTTGCTACCAATGGATCAGTATCTCGTGTAGCAACACCAAACAAACTTTTAGATGCGGATTCCATCTTTATAATTAGTTTGTTTGTTTTTTTAAATGATTTTTCAGAATCTTCAAATTCTTTTTTAACAACATCATAATCAAACGCAACACCAGTTAATGACTTAAATGTCTTCTTTAACTTATTATTATCAGATTCGGTTGCTGCGGCAATCTTCCCTAATGTATCCTCACTTGCCCAAGGATAACGCTGGTGAATCTGCCTGATGTCGTCTTCTATTGCCATAATTAAGTACCTATTTAATAGGATAAATACAGTTACGAAACTATTTTATCACTTT